CTCACTATGCCATCGGTGTAACCAGCCTTTTTAGTGCCAACAAGTTTTTTTACCAGCGCTTCACGCGGCATCGCCTCATCTCGCGCAGTGCGGATCTCAGCATCTACTACTCTAATAACTGCATCGCGGTGGCCGTTCACATATTCTGTCAACAACCCAAAATCTGTGCGCGAGCCAGAATGCAGCACCAGCGGCGTGGCGTTTATTTTCTTTTCGAGCCTGTCTTTATCAATCGCCGCCACCAATACCACTGCCAGCCCTGCAATCGTTTTAGACTGATAGTCGGCCTCGTAAGCCGCAAAGTCGTTAAGCTCCTGCGTTATCGCAGCCCAAGCTGTGCCCATCGACTCAACAATAAGCGCCTTGATCTCAGCTCTCAGCGCATTGAGTTCTTTGGTGCTCATGTCGCCGCTGTATCCATCCAGCAATCGCAGCATTTTTTTAGATAATGCGGAATAGGCAGGGTTCACCGTACCAGCAACGATGGACGCGGCCAAACGATTGACGGCAAACTCATGGCGCAAGGCTATTTCAAATTGTGAATCCATTAAAACATCCTCAGTTTTGCGCCTGTGCTGTACGGCACAACGATAGGCATTTCATACGCAATAGGGTAAGTGGTCGCATCATTTTGGTGATCGTTTCCGCTCTTTTTGTCGGGTTCACCGTTTTTATCATATGCCTGCTGCTCTAAACATCGCGCGGTTACAGGGCAGGCGCGATAATTAACTTTTACCAGTCCATCGGAAAAAGCCTTATTAGCTGCATTAACTCGGTCTTTAACTAGCGGGTTTGAATCGTGTGCGCGAATAGTGAAGCCGTGATTCTGCAATATTTTTATATCAGAAGTTGAAGCGCCAGTGCTTTTCCTGTTCTTGCCGCTGGCATCTGGGTAAACGTAGATTTTGTTTTGTGGGTGCCGCTGTTGTATTGCTCGCGCAATGTCGGGCGTGTCCAAGTAGTCGCAAAACTCTCCTACCGCGTGCCAAACCTTATCGCGTTTGACATAAACAGTCGCAGCCATGTTTTCCACGTTGAAATCCATGCCAATAAAAAGCGGCTCGTTTCCGTTTATCGTCTCGGTGCTTGCGCATAGGTCTCGGTCATAATTTCGGTAAACGCTTCCGCTTGTTAAGTTTACGAACTCGCCGTTTACATAGGCATTAACAAGTTCCGGCGGGTAAGTTGCGTATAGCTTTGGGATGTAATCGTCGGGAAGATTTGCGGCATTTTTAAGCGTTGATGCGTGAACGATTCCGTAAAAAGGTTTTAGCTCAGGCTTATCCTCTAACTGCATCACAAAAAAGTTATAAACCCAGTTGTAACCCTCTGGGGTTGTTGTGAAGCTAGCGGTATTAACCCCGCGCCCACAAACAACTGATGAAAGGCGGGCAACTATTTTTTTCCACGCGTGATCTGCTTTATCCATCTTCATGCAGTCAATTTCATCAATTAGTGCATGAGCCAGATCAAAACCTACAATTCTTTGCGGGTGCTCCATGCTGCGGCACTTTACAGTAGAAATTACGCATCCCGCCTCATCAATAATATTTACCTCTTTCTTGGATGCGAAAACCTCACACGAAAGGCCGAATCTATCGCAAACCTCGCTAATCGTTGGGTAAAAAATATCGGCTATCTGAGGGTATGTGGGTGCAAAGTATCCCTGTTTGATGCTTGGGAACTCTAGCGCGTTCATCACTATCTGAATGCAGCCTACAAATGTTTTGCCGCTCCTGAACCCACCAACAAATGCCTTGAATGGCTTTTCAAGCGCTAGAAATTCGCCTTGTGGCTCATTGATAAACAGCTCTACGCTATCGGCTTGCATCTCGCACCGTTATTGATATTTTTCGCTGCACTGGGGTTTCCGAGCCTTTTTCAGCCTCACCAAGTTTTTCCTTATTAGCATTCAGCAGCGCCACGCCAATTTGCGCGGCTTCGTTTGACAGCTTGGTTAGTGCGCCAATGGCTTGCAGTTCTTCTGCTGTATCCATTGGGTTTGACTCATCAATCTTTTGCGCCTGCTTGTTTGCTATTGCTGCAAGCCTTGCGCTTGTTGCTGTTCCTGCCATTGCAGCAGATGCTAGGTTGCTGCTCACTCCGCGAAGTATCGCCACCATATCATCTACGAGGTTTTTCGAGCAGCAGCCTGACTGGTGGCTAGAGTCTAGTCTAGGCAAAACACGCGCCAAGCTTTTTAGAGATGGTGGCATACCAATTGAAAAGTTCACAGATGAGATGGGGCGCAAGCTCACGCTCAAAGAAATGCGCGAACTCGACTCTTACGATAGGTATTTTGTAAAGGCCGGATTGAGTAAATAACTGTAAAGTTGCGTAAAGTTTTGCCGTGTTCTAAAATCGCGAAAACAAACGGGGTTACAAATGGCATTCATTCCTAATAGCGCTATATATAATCAAGACCTGCCGTCCGTGCAGCTTGTGCGCACGGCCATTGAGGGCGCTCCTGCGATTAAGCGCGGTGGAATGACTTACCTGCCCCATCCGAGCATGATAGACGAAACGAGCGAGGCACAGATAGCCCGTTACGAGGCGTATCTTGGTCGCGCAGAATTTGACTCATCATGCGCACAAACAAAAATTGAGTTAATGGGCGCGTATACTCGCGCAGCTCATGAAATCAACCTGCCGGAATCAATTAAATATTTAGAATCGGATTCAGATGGCGATTGGATGACGCTCGCCGACTCTGTCAACATAACTTCCGGCAACTGCTTGGAGGTTAAATACCATTTTTTACTTGCTGAGTTTGAATCTCCTGAAATCCCCGAAGGCGTGCAAATAAGCAAGGCTGAGAAAGCCAAGCTAAACCAACGAGCAAAAATAGTTCATTACCCGCGCGAATCGCTGACTAATTGGGATTTTGGCGTGGTAAATGGCCGGATGCAGTTGACTCATGCGGTTTTAACGTCAACAAGCACGGCGCTGAATGAGGATTTCAAAGAGGTAATAACAAAAACTCAGCTTTTGTTAAACCTTGACGCAGATGGCTTTTATAGGCAAAAACTTATTATTCAAAGCGGTACCGAAAACGACACAGAAAGCGAGTGGATTTACCCCAAAGCAATGGGCAAGAAGCTTGACTTTATACCCGCTGAAATTGTTGTGGATCATCGCGTGTTTGCTGGTACTTTGCCGCGTGCAACTGGATATCTTGCACCGATTGCGCTCAAAGATGTGGCGCGTTATCAAGTGAATGCGGATTTAAAAGAAAAGCTCGCTGTGCTGCAAGACACAATAAACACCAGCGGATGGACAGAATCCGCATGGGAAGAATTCAAGCGAATTAATGGCCGCGAATACATTGCCACGGGCGTGAACGAGTCTAATCAATTTCCCGCTGGCGTTGAGTTTGAAGTCATGAAAATGGCCGCCGATGGTGACGCTCATTTTAGATACATTGCGGAAAATGAAAAACAAACGCGGGCACTCGGTGGGCGTTATGACACCGAACCCAACACAAGCAATACAGCAACCGAGGCGGCGATTAAATCAGCAAAAGAAAACGCTGTTTTAACTATGCTTGCTGCGAATGTTGAGCAGTCCTACCGCAGGCTTGCCGCTTATTGCGCGCTGTACGAAGGGCAAACAATTTCGCCAGACGAGATAGAAATAACGCTAAACCGCCAATTCAGCAGCGGCAAAATGTCGCCGGAAGAAGCAAAGAGCATTATCGAGCAGAGAGACGCAGGTTTGATGAGCGGGGTAACTGCCACCAAACTGCTGCGCGCTGGCGGGTACGGCGACCAAGATCTAACACTCGAACAAGAATTAGCTTTAATCGAAGAGGATGCGCCGCCTCCGGTGGTGTTGCCTACTTTGCAAACGGGCGGTGCCCAAAACAATGCTGAGGTTCAGCCATGATTGACGTAGAAGATATTAACGAAGTGCCAGAAAAATACCGCGAGCAATATGTCGAGGTTAAAGAAGGCGACAAAACTTTATGGCGAAATAAAGGTTTTATTGCCATGAAAGAAGTTGCCGAAAAACACAAGACCAAGGCGGTTGAATTTGATGTTCTAAAAGGCGAACTTTCAGCCAAGGCAGAAAAAGCCGAAGCCGAACGCCTCGAAGCCTTGCGCGAAAAGGGTGATTTTAAAGCCCTGCTTGATGACGCAACCGCAAAGCTAACCGCTGCGCAAGAGCGAGCACAGGCACGCGACAAGCTGGTCAGCTCAAAAGCCAAGCAGTCGTTAATATCTGGCATGGGTGATGTATTCATTGATGAAGGGCGCGCAACCGCCTCGCGTCTGTTAGATAGCATGGTGAATTTTGATCCCGAAGCAGAAAAATACACCTTTTTCGATGAGTCAGGCGGTGCGCTGGCTTTGGATGAAAAAGGGTTTCGCGAGTACATTAAGAAAAGCGCGCTATTTGCACCACTGGTAGCCGCCGATGTTTCAACGGGTGGGCATGGGCGTAATGCTAATGCCAATGCTCCAACAGCAACAAAATCAAATATGGGCGGCAGTCGCGAAGAACGCAAAGCCGCAATTGCGAAAAAATTCA